TTTCACCGGAACCAAATCCGTCACTACCGAAGGAAAGGAGTTAGCGGAGTACCGTCAGAGCACGCGAGGGGGTTACGACTCAGTCACCCCATCGTCGTCAGACTCCCCGACCCGATGACCTCCCCGACCCCATCCGGCTGGCTCACCGCTTCCCAAGTAGCGCATGAGTTCGGAAAGTCGCGCCAGACGATTCACAACTGGATAACCTCGGGATTTATCCTCACTCTAGGGTTTCAAGTCCAGCGCGACCCGATGGGATTCTGGCTTCTGAAACCTCCCGTTCCGCAGTAGCTGCTGTCCAATCCGTCCACCACCTTCTAGCGCACCTGCCCCCACCTGTAGTAATCCTGCCTGTGATGCCAACCCTCTGGTCAGCCAACAACACCCCGGTGATGGTAGACGCCATGTGCGGCCACACCGTTGAAATCCTCGACCTCCAGCAAAAGGGTCAGGAGTGGTGGGTGCTGGCGGACTTTACAGATGGGCTATTGCTGAAACGACCACGTTAGTGCTATGACCTAT